AGGACGGTGCCGAGGGCATAGCCGGCGGTGCGGGTGCGGTCGGCGAGAAGGAAGCAGCCGTAGACCACGGCCAGCACACCCCAGCAGTCGATCGGGATCGGGCTTTGGTTCAGCAGTTGCAGGGACGGTGTTCGTTGCCACTTGGAAGGATCACCGAGGACGAATACCAGACCGGAGACGATGGCCGTGGCCGCCAGCAGATATCGCATAACAGGGAAGCGAGACGGCATCGAACATGGCTCCAATCTCCCTTGATTAGGCGCAGAGTCCGTGCGCTTGCAGAATGGCGATGACGTCGGCCAGCGTGGTCGGCGTGGCTGACTGGGCGACCGGGGTGGCGCCGTGGACAGCGAACAGGCCGGGCACGCTGACTTTGTGCTGGTCGGTGCCGAGCACGAAGTCGTTTTCGCCAGTCGCAGTTGCGCCGTCCCCGTCAGCATTCGTGCCGATCGCAACCGATCCGTTGGCCTTGGCCGTCGTGTACGCGCCGAGCGTGGAGGCGTAGTTGACTGGATCGCCGCCCGAGGTCTGGATCTGCGAGCCTTGCCCGACAGCGGTCGAGTCATCACCCTCAACGCGACCATTGCCGTACATATTCGAACGGGCGCCGAACACGCCCGCCTGGTAGCCGACGCCGGTTGACCATTCGCCATGGACTGTCACGCCCGAACCGACAGCAGTGATGCCGGTGCTGTCATCGCCGGATGATCCGCTGCCGACGATGGTGACCTTGTCGCCTGGGGAGTACGCGCCGTAGCCGAGGGCCACCGATTCGACCCCGTCCGCTTCGGTGCTGTTGTCGACACCGGACGAGAAAGCCAGGGCCAAACTGTGCGCGCCATCCGTGGTGATCCCAACGGTTATCCCTGAAGGCTGTGGAGCCGCCACCGCCCGCGCTTGAGGCCCTGCCCACGGTGCGACAGGTCGAGCGAACCGGGTAGCGCCAAGGTCCGACCCCGGCGACATCCGATCCAGAGTCACGTTGAGGCGCTCTTCAGGTGTGCTCGGGAGGCGCCGGGGAACGTCAGCCATCAGCCGTCCTTAGGAGTTGTCGATAACGAACTCGGGCCACGCCTGAACTGTGTCGCCCGACCCGTCGACCGTGATTGACAGGACCCGGGCACGCATGGTGCCGTCGTTGCGGTGAGCGGGGACGGTGATCGAGTCGCCCAAGCTGTAATCCACATACGGCAGGGCGCCTACGAGGACTGACGGTTTCGCGGTCGAAGAGACAAGGATCGCGGCGGATTCGGCGAGTTGTGCTCGCGCGACATTCGCCGCAGTGACCAGGGATGAGGTCGACCCGATATTCAGGCCGACCTCGATCAGCCCGGTCGCCGAGACCCCGGCGGTGTCCAGCGTGTCGATCCACGTCCCGTCGGCGAGTTGCGTCAGAACGGAAGTGAACCGGGCCGTGGTCCGCGTGGTGTCGTAGGACATCAGGGTGCCGTCATCGTCGCCCAGCTTTAGCTCTACTGTCGCGGACAGGTCCGAGCCGCGCCGGTTCCAGGCCTGCAGCGTCATGGTGTCGGCGGCGACGTCGAAGTCCACTAGAGACTCGGCCAGTTGGGTCGCTATATCTGAAAGGTTCACAGTGCCGACGTCGAACGTGAACTCGCCCCGGTCGGACCAAGCAACGCTGTCGGAGTCCTGTGTGACGTCGAAGTCCATCGTCAAGAGCGACGGCCCTAGAACCCCGCGGTCCTGCGCCTCCGTGACCAGGGTGTGCAGCACCCAAGCCCGGCCCCACCCCGGCTCGGGGACACCTGAGGAAACTTCCCACGTGTCGTCAGTGTGGATGACGAATGAGTCGCGGATCGGCTGCCCGTTGCCGTCCACAAACATCAGGGTGGCCATGAAAGCCATCGGGTTCAGAGCACCCGGAGGAGTCCACGTGTAGGAGGTGTTTTGGCATTTCGCGGCGATCAGGTGATCACCGGCATCGAGTCGCAGCGGAATGAATTGGGCGTTGAACCAACTCGTCGCACCGGTCCGGTCCGCAGTGACCACTTGCTCGTTGTCGATATAGACATCACCGAAGTTGTCAGCCGATGTGATCAACACAAGGTCGGCCGCGTCGGTCAGGGTGAAGGTCTTGCGGAAGAAGTTCACGGTATCGACCGGCTGCGAAGTGTCAGGGTCGGTGTAGCCGATCCAGAACCAATTCCGGTCGTACGGAAGAAGCGCTTTAGGGTTGGGGCCGTGGGTACCACCGCCGAAAGCGGCAGTCTGTGGCGTCACCCATTCAGTCGGGTCACGCCAATCTCCATCCTTGGACATGTATCCGAACGAGCGGCTTTGAGCGGACCGCCGGTTCAGACCATTCTCGGGATACACCACAGCGTCGTTGAGTAGCGACAGCAATCCCGGCTGATTGTCGAACTTGACCCACCGTGTCCCGTCGACCGCGAGCGAACACTGCTCCGACGTGATCCGCACACCGAACCGGATCGCGCCTTTCCATGAGAACTTGACGATGCAGCGGTCGGCGATATCCCCAGCATCAGCAAGGGGAACCTCGAACGATGCTGTGCCCGGCTTCGATAATTCGTGAAGCCACTGGATATTGCGGGCCGTGGTCAGATCGGAGATAAAGGTCGTGCCATCCGAGGCGTACAAATGGACCGCCGGCCGTTCAGTTCCGAGCACCGGGTCGGTCATGGCACGATCGGCACTGTCGGGGCCGAGGCGTCGAACCAGCAGCCGTCGAGATTCACGAACTGAAGCTCAGTCTGACCCGTCTGCGGGTTGAGGAGGGAGATACCGAGACCCTGCACGAACTGCCCAGCCGCTGTATGCGTGTCATAGCCACCGCCGGACTTCGACAGTCGCCGGGTCAGCGTCACCAGACCGTTCGTGCCGGCACACGCCGCAGCGACGGAGCGCAGATTAGCGATCATGTCGACGCGGCTTGGTCCCTCGATCGTAACCATGACCGAGAAGGCGTAAGCGTCATAGGCTAGTTCGGCGCCGAGCTGACCCCTCCGACCAGGGATGACATCGTTCGAGCCTCTCCGCACACCGGGCGCGAACAGCTCCATCTCATTGACGATGACGCCGTCGATGGCTTGAATGTCTGTCCCGTCCACCAGCAACGTGTCCGGAAGCGGTCCGTAGTACGGCATTACGAAGCCCCGAGGGCGTAGGCGGCCCGGCGGAGACCGGCAGGTCCGGACTGGGATGCACGTTCAGGCAAGGGGTTATTGATCGTCTGCTGGACAGTCACATTAGGTGTTTGTGACTGAGATCCGAGCGCGGCGGACCAGGCTTGAGCTTTCCCTCGGTTGTCGGCCAGTCCGCCTCCCGCGAATGCGGGGACCGCGCGATTGATCTTCGACAACATGGGGAGAAACACCTTGGTCGCGTTGGCGTTGACGACGAACTCACCATTGGACAGCCGCGCATTGATCGAATCCGATGTGCCTGTCCCCGGGCCGCTGACGTAGCCGCCCATCGCTCGGTTGACCGACGCGGCGAAACCGGCGGCCTTGTTGTCTCGTAGCGCTTTCTGTAGTCCGGCGGCGTCGTCGTCGAACTGGAGTAGCACCGGGACGGTCCACACTTGGCCGGTGAGATTAGCCAGCAGCTGACCGAGCTTATCCAGCACGGTGCTCAACTGGTCGGCTCCGGGCGATGAGATCTTGTTCTCGATGTCACCGACGTTCTTGATGCCTAGGTATTCCTCGGCCACCCTGTGGGCGGCTGGTGCTGACAGCCCCAGTTTGGTCAACTGATCTTCGAGCTGTCGCTGCGTGTGAGACACATAGAAGTCGTAGGCGTCAGACAGCGCGGTCGTGTCATGACCGGTCGCCAGTTCGTGCTGATAGATGGCCGCAGCCGCCTTCACCGCGCCGTCCTGGATGCCTTGCAGTTGCTCGATGAGCGGTGCCGCACCTTCCTTGCTCAGGTCGATCAGGCCGGTCTTGGCGTCGATCGCGGCGAGTTCGGAGGCCTTGAGGTCTTTGGCCTGCTTGTCCGCCGCGGCCGATACCGCTGCTTGTGCACTGGCCACGGCCTGCGCACCTTGCAGTTGGGCATCCACGACGCCCTGCTGGGACTTCGCGAGTGCGGTCTGCGCATCGGTGACGGCCTGAATCGACTGGGCAATGTTCTGCTGCGCGGCGACGACTTGCGCTGAGCCCTCGATCCCATCCTTGTCGGATTGTTTCTTTTCGTCCGCGAGGCGCTGGTTCTGCAAGCGGATCTCGGCCAACTGCTGCACGGCCTGGTCGTAATCCAACTTGGCCTGCGGGTCGTTGGGGTTCGCGGCGAGGTTCTTCTTCGCCTGCGCAAGGCTCAGAACCGCCTGACGCTCCGACAACTGGCCGTCGATGATCTGGTTACGCAGATCCTCCAGCTGCTCCTTGGCGGCCTTACGGGCGGCGGTGAGCGCAAGCTGGGCGTTGCGGGCCGCGGCCTGCGCTTGAGTCAGGGACCGCTCCGAAGATGCGACCTGATCGATCGCGTTCGCAACACCAGCCGAAGCCTGCCGCTGCGCCTGCCCGAGAGCTGTCTCAGCGGCACGCAGACCGGTTGCGTCGGCAACGGCTTCTGCGGCCTGGTCGGAGATCGCGTTGGTCAACGCGAGGTTGGCCTGGACTGACCCGGAGATGGCGGCGCTGTAGGACAAGGCATCGCCGTTGGCCGCACGCAGAGTCTCGCCGACCAGGGTGGCGCGGTCGGCGGCCCCTTTGGCGGACTGGCTGAACGCGCTCAAGGCTTGCATGTAAGTCGTCACCGACGCGCTTCCTGTGGCGCTCGCGGCCGACACCTTGCTCACCGCATCGGCGAGCCTGCCGGTGGAGAGTGCGCCGCTATCAATCTGATCCTTGGTTATGCCCAGGACGCCGGCGAACTTCACTACCTGATCTGAGCTGAGGCCGAGCTTGTCGGCGACAACCTGCACACTGGCTGACGTCGTATTCAGGCCGCGCCACACGTCCGGCTGGGTATCAGCGAGTTCGCGTTGGGCCGCCACGGCCTTCTGCACCGCCGCCTGCTGGGACAGAAACGCGGCCCTCTGCAGATCCAACGCGAAAATGGTGGACTTCGACGGAGCACCCGAAGCCTGCCAAGTCTCGATCAGGTTCTGGTACTGCTGGTCGGTTCCGGTGATCGCTTGGGTCAGCTGATCGGACGTGATCGACGCCTTCAGCGCCCGTTCCGGCAATTTCGCCTGTTCCAGCGCATACTCCGCCGCGCTACGCGTCGCCTTATCGACCACCCCGTTACTCGCCTCGAGCGCCGTCCGGAAGCTCTTCTGCGTTTCACTGAAATGGTCCAGGGCCTGAATGCCCGCATTGTTTCGTTCGATGTAGTCACTGATCGCTTTGCCGGCCGTGTAGACGGCGATACCAATACCAGCGAAGACGCCAACTTTCGACGCGACCCCTCCCAGCGAGCCAGACAACTGGCCCACTCGGGTGTTGGCCAACACGCTGTTCTCCGACAGACCCAAGAGCTTCACGCTGATGCCATCGAAGACCCCCGACAACCGGTTCGCCGCATATAGCGAGGTGAAAGTGACGGCAAGGGCCTGTAGCACGGGCAACGGAATCGCGTTGATGACGTCAGCGAGCGCACCTAGTCCACCGACGACCTCCGACCCCACGGGAGCGAACGCAGCGACGACCCGGCCGGCGGCCTCCACGAGGTGCTCCAGGACAGGAATCACCTGGTCGAAATCCTGGCCGAGGGTCTGCGCGAAGTGTGCGCCGCCAGCGCCGGACGCGAACTTGTCGAACCGGGCCGACAGCGAATCGAGATACAGAGCGGTGTGTTGAATCAACGGGTTGAACGTGTCGAATCCTGCGATAATGCCGTGCAGGGTGTGGGCCGTCAGATCGCCGAGTGTCGTAGACAGCCCACTGACCGAATCGCGTAGATGCGGCATCTCGGCCGAGGCGTCGGCGATCGACCGGTTGAATCCGGCGAGCACACCGCGAGCAGCGATCTGCTCCAGACCAGCCAGGTCGGTTTTGATCAGGGCCAAGCCCTGGGCGTACTGCCGGCCCTCGGCGCTGCCCGACTTCATCTCGTTCGAGATGCCCTTAACTGCGAGGACAGCGGTGCCGCCGAGCCCAACGAATCCCGCGCCGAAGCCGACCACCGCACCGCTCAGCGGGATCAGCGCCGGACCGAGCAGGAGGATGGCGTCGCGAAGAGGCTTGATACCGAGATCGGTAGCCTTTTTCGACTCCGTCTCGACGAGCCCCAGTTGCGCCTGCAGAGCAGCTAGCTCGGCCGAGGCTGCCGCTGCGTCCACTCGTACCCGGATGTCATGCCCCGGGCCGGTAAGTTCGTCCAGTCGCGTCTTGAGGTGATTGATCACCGCAACGGCGGCGTCATCGGTGATGTGAACACCGACCGTCTTTCCGAGCGTGCCGAGCTGGGTTCGGAGCTTGGCCAACTGCTGCTCCGCTGGCTTCAGGTCAGCATCGATTTTCGCGGTCGGCAGCTTCGCCAAGGCGCGACGGATCTTCTCGGTGACCGCATCGCCGAACGCGCCGCCGTACAGGTCGCCTTGCTTGCCGCCCTGGGCCACAGGGTTGCCGGAGCGGATGCCCTTATCGATCGCGGTCCCGACCTTGGACGCGATCCGCGCGCCCATCAGCTCACCTATCTGGTCGCCGAGTCGTGACGCGTCGGGCAGGATCGATCCGCGGAGCTTTTCGACGAAGGCGCGGGAGGACGGAACAACATCTACGGCTACCGATCCGATGATGGGTTCGGTCACGACTGCCCCCCTTCTCGTTTCTTCTCGCGTTCAAGCCAGCGCGCTGTCCGGACGGCGAGCGCCTGCTGGGCGCGTTCGGTTTCGCCGGGTCGCGGGTAGGGTTTCGGGTCTTTGAAGATCGCCCGCATTTGAATGTCGATCAGGTCGGCGATCATGTACTGCCAGTCCGGCCACGTCGGGTGCCCGGCAAGGGCTGACTTCGTCGACGAGGTGATGGGCAGGCCGTTGATCAGAATGTGCAGCCGGCGCAGAGTGATCCGTCCCCGCCAGAAGTCCTGCAGATCAATCCCGAGACCGGCTAGGTCGTATTCGAGTTGGGCGTGGAAGCTGTTCACCAGGGCGAACAGCGTCAGGAGTTTCCCGCTCCCACCGCCGCACCGATCGCGGCAACGAAATCGAGGTACGTGTCCTCGGGGGTGCAGCCGTCTTCGTCCTCGGTGGCTGCTAAGAACCGTGCGAACTGCGACGCACCGAGCAGCCACTCGATCGCTGCCGCGTCACGGTACTTCTGCATCTGTACCCGGAACTGAACCGAGTTGATTCGCTTCCGTTTGAACGTGAACACCGCTCCCGCGAATTCGACGGACACGGATTCCTTGCTGTCGATGATTTCGGCGACCGCAGTGTCAGCGGTGGCCGTGTCGCTCACATCAGTCTTAGCCTTTGAGGGCATGGCGCAGACTCCCTTATTTCAGCGCAGGAAAGTGAAGGCGGGACGGTCGGGCCTGCGCGTCCCGGACCGCCCCGCCGATCAGGGGTTACGAGACCGACTCGGCCGCGTTGTCGGTGATGTCGGTGTAGAGGACACCGTCCGCCGACGGGAAGCAGGTCACTTCGAATTGCACGACGGACAGGCCGGAGTGGTTGTCGGTGATGGTGCCGGTGACGGCGGCCTCACCCAGTGCGATGGATACGCGGCGGATGACGACGGTGCCGTCACCTGCGGTGAAGTGCTCCTCGAGCACCCACGCCCGCCCGTCGGTGCCGGTGAAGGCCTTGACGGGCGTCGTGGTGATGCCGGTCGCCGTTGCCGGCGTCGACCCGGGCCGGGTCAGGCCGTTGACGATCGCGTTGCGCTCGAGCGCTTCGAACGTGAACTTCCTGGTGTCGTTGGTCCGGACGTTGCGGATCAGGGATCCGTTGACGCCGTAGACCTCGGTGGCGTTGTTGGACCGGGTCTCTCCGAACCCCGACTCCCCGAGCCACCCGACCTCATCGAAGGCAGCGTTCAGGGCCGTGGTCGTATTGGTGGGTGCGGTGGTGCCGACGGGGCCGACGTAGACGAACCCGTCGAGGAGGACGAGGGCGTTGTCGGAGCTGCGAGTGCTGGTCATGAGTTCTCTTCTTTCTTGTCAGCGCCCGAGTCCGGGACTGGTGAAGGGGTTCGCTTGCTGGGCTGGGTTTTCTTCGGGGCCTGCGCAGCGGCCTTCTTCGTTGCTGACGGGCGGGCGTAGCCGTCCCGGATCATTTGCTTCGCCAACGGTTCGTCAAGATCGACCGTTGAGTCGGGGGCGTGAACCTTGCCCTTGTCGTCGGTGTACGGATACGCCAAGTCGACGCGCATAACAGCGCCTCCAACCAAGAGGGGATTTACTAACTGAGGAAAAGGAAAATCAGCGAGTGATCAGCTGAAAAGTCGCGCCGAAACGACGCACATTCGTGTTGTCCCACGGACGCCAAATCGGCGCCGCGATCGTCGTCACCGCAGACACCCCGCCGGCCGCTGTCACCGTTCCGGGAAGCCGAAAACACATCGAGTCACGAACCGATTCAGCCAATGCCCGAGCGGCGATCCGTGTCAGCGCCCAGCAGTCGACATCAACCACAGCACGATCCACAACGAACCGGTTCGCACCGCCGATGCGCAGCACCCTGATCACGTGACCCGCGATGGTTGCTGGCACCTCGGTTGAGACGCGCGCGGAAGGGAACTCGCCAGTCAACCAGTCCAGAACGAGCTTTTCGGCGTCAATCACGTGTCGGCCGCCGCATCCAACGCGCGGACCAAGGTGTGATGCCCTTCGACCGGACGCCGGTCCGTGTCGCCCGTCTGACCCGACAAGTGACCGAACTCGATAGCCGCTGCCGCCGGATCGGTATTACGGACCCGGCCGTAAGCCCGATCCCCACGAGAACCACCGTGAGTACCGGACGAGGATTCAAACGAACTGGCGTAGTGGCCGGTGTCGCTGTAACGGGCCGCGTCCGCCTCAGCAGCCGCCTTCACCCGCTCAGCACGAGCAAGGAGATTCGCCCGCATCCAATCAGCCCGCAGCACATGCTCACCGAAGGCGCGATAGTCGTGCCGATAACTGGCGCCCATCAGCCGGTCACCCGATTCACGTTGACTCGGAGGACCGTCAAACCGGTTAATGGGCTCGGTGATGGGGCCGTTGATCCGTCGATTTCGTAGACGTATCCGTTGGGCCGTCTGATTGCGTCCACTGCAGTCAGATCTGGTACCACTTCGACCCACGTGAAGTGGTCGTGTTCGCTCACCTGTTGCTGCCCTTGTACTAATTCCGTCGAGCCGGCTGGGCTGAACACGGTTCCAGCGAAGGGTGATTCGGTATCTGTGTACATGTCGTTGCCGTCTGAATCACGGCCAGTGACTGTGCGCCTGATCAGGGTCACCGTCTCCGCGTACGGGAACCGCGGCCCGAATGTGGTCATAGATAGCTGACCGCAATTCGTCCGACCACCGCAGGCCCAGTCTCACAACCAGGCCATGGATTGACCCTGATGGAACGTGGCAGCGATGGGCCCTGGAAGGGACGGAGCGCCTTCAGGTCCGACTCAGTAACGATCAATTCGCCGCGGACATCATCGTTGCCGCGTAGGGCGAACGACACTGACTCGGAATAGCCGTCGACCGCCTGACTGCGTGAGACGGCACCGTCAATGTTGGTGACGAACCGCTTCACGATGGTCGCGACAACGCTAGCCACCAACACCGGATCGAGAGCCATCGGATCGTCAGGGTCGGATTCGAACAGCGCGATCCGATCATCAATCGACGGACTCTTCGGAGTGTTCTGACGCAGCAGCGCCGACGCCTTATCCAGCAGGTTCGACACCCGCCCAATTTCGGCGGCAGTGAGGGGACGCCATACATCTGCCAGGTCATCCGTGGATGCCAAAGCAACAGCCATGACGCCCCCTCCCTCCGACTACTTCGCGGTTTCTACCGCAGCGATGATGTCCTCGCGGGTCGCGTCCTCTTCGACGTCGACCCCGACCGACTCGGCGTATGCGGCCCACGCCGCCTTCCCCGATCCCGGGCCGGCCTTCGGAGGTTCGCCGTCAGCAGAATCCCCTTCGTCATCGGCTACGCCGCCGAAACAGTGCGCGCCGAGCTGATCGGCTGCCCACTTCGGAACCTCGGAACCCGCCGTGAGAACCACAGGAGTCCCGTCCTCGTCGAGCACGATCACGTTCACCGCCAGTGCAGCCATTACGTGATCACCTGCGCAGCGAGGGACAGGTCAGCGTTGGCCAGAACCGGCAGACCGATCGCATCCGGGATGACCTCGGCGATCATCGGAGGCTTCTCGTTGCGGTACGTACCCACCACGATGCCGGGCTGCTCCGACGGCTCGATCTCCCAGCCGGGCTCCGACGAGGACAAGGTCTGTCCCCAGAAGGTCGCGCCGAGCTCGGTGCCTTCCCAGTCGGTGGGGTCCACCGCAGCCGGCAGCAGGAACAGCTTGTTCTGCGGCAAGACCCGGGTCGTGGAGCCCGCAACCTTCACCCTGCGATCGAAAACGGTGATCGGCGGGAAGTCGTTGGCGTCCAGAATCGCGTTGACGTCCGCCGTCGTGGCCGGCCGTGACGCGCCATTGACGAGCTGATTACTAAACTCATCCCCTTGTGCGATCACGCGCAGAACCTTGGTCGACGTGACGATCGCGCCGGGGGCTTCACCGTTATCGTCGGTGTAGGTGTCGATGATCGTCTGCAGGTAGGTCAGACGAGACACCGAGGTCGCCGAGTCCCACAGCGTGCCGGCGACCAGGTCATGCCCGGCGCTTCGGCCAAATCCATCGTCCATGGTGAAACCATCGACATTGGAGATGGTTGCCCGTCCCGTGCTGATGACGATGCCGCGCATCCGCTCCATACCGTCGGCGACGGAACGAACGACCAACTTGGTCGTGTCGAGGATGAACTTGCGAACCTCGTCCTCAGTGGCGATGCTGCGCTGACGGAGCTGGTTGTACTCCGAAACCGGAAACTGCTTTCCGATCGCGGGCAGCTCGAGCGTGACGCGCTTACCGCCGGGGAGCGACCCGATACCGGGCTCGGCATCGTAGGCGCGAAAATCGGCCACGTCGATAAGGCCGGTCTGGCCAGCGACGAACCGGGCAACGATGTCCGCCACTTCGCGGTTGGGCAGCCAGCGTGCCAGCGTGCCCTTGCTCGCTTCGTAGTCCGACAGGTACCCACGGGCGTAGCCGGTGAGTTCGGCCGGAGTGATGTAGTCAGTCCAGAGAGTCGACATTGTTCTCTAGCCCTCTCAGACGTAGTCGATGGTGACGTTGGCGCGCTTGGCGGCTGCCACGGGCGCGGTGAAGGCGTCGGTGCCTTGCGGGACCTTGGCTGCGTTGACTCGGCCGTGGCTGATCATCGGAGCCGAGAAGTCGTCGGTTCCGTTCACGATCGCGTCGGTCAGCAAGTGACCCCACAGCACACCGGCACCGGTGGTGGTGCCCTCCGCGCTGGTGTACGGGCCGGCCAGGTTGCTGGTCTTGGTCAGAGGCGTCCCGGCTGGGATGTACCCGTTCGGGTAGTGCGTTCCCGCCGTGAATAGCGAGATGTCGATGGTGACTGTGCGGGCGTTGCCGATGCCGTGGGTCGAATCGAGCCAGGACATGTCACCCGTGCCGACAGTCTCCGTCCGGAGCTTGGGCATTGGTTTCTCCTTGCATTGTTGGGGGTTTAGGGCTGGTGGCCATGTCGGCTCGGTATTTCAGGTCAGGCAGTGCGCTTCCTGCTGGCCGCGTAGAGCTCGCGGCCTGCCGCAACAGACGACCCCTTTGCGCCGCTCGCCGTACCCGAGCCGTGGCCGCTGAGGGTCGGGCCCTTGCGCTGATCGTTGCCCTTGGCGGGCGCGATGCCGTCGACGTACGCGGCTACCTTGGCGGTGTCCGGTGTTCCGTCTGCGGCGAGGAACTTGCTCAGGTCGAGCGGTTCCAAGATGGTGGTCAGCTTGTCGGCGTCGATACGCCCGGCAGCTGCAGCCTTGAACTCGGCTCTCACCAGCAGCGGCTGGTACTTCTCGTTCGACTTCTGCTCAGCCTCGGTGTAAGCGGATCGGACGGCCTTTTCCTTGTCGGAAGATTGGTCGTACTCGAGTTCTTCGACGCGTTTCCGGTCAGCAGCTGCCTGCTCCCGGAATGCCTTGAACTCGGGCGTATCCATTCCCTTCGCTCGCTGCTCCCACTTCCTGGAAGCCTCGAGTCGGGCCTGTAGTTGACCGGGCGTCAACCCCTGGCTGTCGATCTCACGTTTGAACGCATCCCAGGTGACTTCAGCCCCATTTGGCGGCTCAATTGCCCGCTTACCGTCATCCGACGACTGCGAGGACCGGCTGAATACCGGCGGCTGTACCGGATTGGCCGGATTGTCTTCCGCGCCCAGGATCGGGTAAATCGGCTGGCCGTTCTTGCGGTGCCCGATCGGTTCGAACACGAACGGGTTAAATGCATGTGCCATGTCGGCCTCTCCCTTGTCGGGTATGGGTAAGCGCCGAAGCCGTGACGGCTATGCGGCGTAGTCGTTGAGGTCGTGGAAGTCCTGACCTCGAACACCGAGCACAGGGCCGAGCTCGGTGTGGTGGTGCTCGATGAGCACGTCTCTGTACTTCAGGCCGCCCTGTCCCGGAATCGCGCGGGCACCGGCGTTCGCCTCGCCGAAGCGGTCAGCGATCTCCTGGTGCACCGCAGACAGCAGCGCCGGATCGATGACCAGATCAGCTGGCTGACCGCCGAGGATCGGTTCTACTGAGCAGTCACAACCCGGATGGATCGGCAGCAGCTTCCCCGTCGAGTAACGCTGAGTGGAGGCCACGATGCACAACCCGCAGGAGTGCGGACCTTCGAGAACTCGGCGGTATCCCACGACGTTGGCATTGCGAGGCAGCACACGCTGGCTCGTCTGCACCTTGGTGAGCTGCAAATCGGTCTGCGCCAGGCTGACGGCGCGCTCAACCCCCGACTTGATCGCTGAGTCGATGGCGCCTTCCCGCCGTGGAAGATCGTGCAGCTGTCGCCACACCAGATGAAACGGCCTTTGGTAGACCTCGATCGGGTCAACGCCGTTTCGAGCCGCGGCGCCAATGACCGACGTCGGATTGACCGTCTGCACGCGTCCACCGAGAACGGCCGCCAGATAGGCGATCGTCAAACTGAGCATGTTGCGCTGGCCGGCTTGGACGATCGGAGTCACCGCACGCGCGAAGTCGGCCATCTGCGGCTGCCGGTACTCGCTGTAGCTGCCCCATAACGAGCGTATGAATCGTTCGATCTGATCCCGGAGAGCCTGGCTCTGCAGCTGGTAGGCCGCCAACGTAGCGGCGGCCTGGTCAGGCTGCTGGGCCATCGATTACCGGCGTCGGCGGTACGGTCGGCGCAGCAGCCTGACCAG